CCACATCGTTAACATTAGTATTATAAGTAGCCCAACCAATACGACCGGCATCGACAAACTTTGCCTCGTCCGTAATGCTATCCTTCATAAACCTCTCGCCACGGAGATCGGGCAATTCCAGAGTGGCTGGAGCCCAAGGAGAGGTTTCCACCAAGTAAGCGAAATTGGCAAGTTCATTACGGTCAAATGGGCCAAAATCACTACTATCACGGTCATAAAATAGACCCACTCGTCCAACAAAGCCGGTGCTACAAAGTGGCACATATTCGAGACTACAGCTAAGGATGCTGTAGGTGTCATAACCGGCTGCTAGAGTAGAGAGCCACTTGAAAGTGGAAGGTTCCAACGGATTCAGAGGATAGGCGTCAAGTGAACCGTTGTTGACCGCGAAGCCGGCACCCTGCCCGACGATAGTGGTAATCAACTCACGATGACGCACAACAGTGCGACCGCCACGAGAAGTGACACGTGCGTTGCGATTACCCTTAACGTAAACGTTTGTGGCAACGGGTGCTCGGGAAATACCGCCAGTGGCGGTATTAGGTGGATCATATTTGTTGCGTGGTGCGTTAGGAGGTGGACGCGGACGAGCCGGCCACTTCTTAACAATCCTACCAGGCTGTTGCATAATGTTAGTTAAACCTTCCAAGCGTTAGCAAGTTCCCAGGGTTTAATCTAAGGTATTAGTTAGCAGGTGAGCAGAGAGCGCTGTGTTAAATTCAATTGAATTTACGTCTACTACACCCGCTCCAAAGTCAAGGGTCAAGGAGTGGTAATAATCCTCAATCAAAATTTGAGTTTCCGGTGCGATACCAAACGCCCGGTAATAGCTGAGTCTTGTTTCGTCCGTTATATCCTTTCTGCGGTAAGTCAACCCTCTCATACGTTCGAAATTGCCAAATTCAATCATTCGAAACATGAAATCAGGGTTGATTTCTACGTCTTTAGCATATTTACGCGCAGCTCGATGAATAGCGGTATGTAACGCAAACGAAATGGGCACCCCGGAATTTATAATACGACCACAAGTACTTATTGCCATATAAGAACTCGCAATCTGAGAAGTGGTCTCAGAGCTCGCTAAAGTTATGCAATCTTTAGACAAAGCTTTCTCAGGGTTACGAACCATGATCCACTCTCCATTAACTTCAACCGGGTTAGATTGGCAGAATTCAACTTTCTCCAATTCAT